GTGGAAACACCTGGCCCTGTGTCTAAGATAGCTAGTGGTGTTACCACCGTGGCTGACGTGCTTTCGGGCGTGCCAGTCATAGGTAACATTGCTTCTTCAGTAGCATGGGTTTCTCGTGCTATTGGCAAAACTGCAGCATCTCTTGGATGGTCGAAACCCACATCGATTCTCCCACAAAGTAAAGCTGTTCTTAAACCTAACAACACACTTATTCACACGGAAGGAAACGATGATGCTACCACTCTTTCTCTCTTGCAAGATAATGGCATTGACGGCTCTTCCTTCATTCCGGAAAATAAAGACGAAATGAATCTCTCTTATATTTTCGGTAGACCAAATTACTTCCATGCACAAACTGCTGCTTCAACATTGTTCTCTGCGCGTAAGAAGATCACTGCTTGGGAAGTTTCACCGCTGTCACAATATCAATATGGTAATAGCGAAGATAGCCAAACAATGTTTCTCGGAAGCTTTGCTTATGCAAGCATGATGGGAACATTGTGGCGTGGCGCTATTAACTATGATGTGATGGTGGTTAAAACTCCTTATCATCAGGGACGTTTTGCTATGGTTTTCCTTCCAGAGACCAACTTGGCGGATGTTCCTGAAGAACTCGGTGAGCTCTTAAATACCAATTACAATGTTGTATGTAATTTGAAAGATAGACAGGATGAAATGGGCAGAACTACTTATCGTATATCTGTTCCTTACATCTCAAATACTGCGTGGCGAGAAACGTATAGAAGGACTACAAATGTAGACAATCCTGGTCCTGATGCAACTACTTTGGACACGAAGACGGGATGCGTGGCTCTGTATTCTCTTGTTGATCTGTCTTTCCCACCCACTGTTGCTGGCAGTGTAACTTTTTACATTGCTCACAGTGGAGGTGAAGATTATCAGATAGCAAGACCAACACTGAACCTTGCACCAGGCTTCCAGTCCAGGTATGCTCAAACAGATATTGGTACTGTATTTGTTCCAGAAGATGAAAATCTTCTTGTTCCCTCTCATACGTCTAAGGATGTTACAGCTCAAACTACTGGAGAGTATTTCACTTCTTTACGTGCTTTAATGAAACGATTTGGTTGGTATGCTGAGTTAGCTCAGTCAGAAAACTTTGTCGGTTTGCGAACACGTCATATGAGTGAAGATGCTACAAGTGGTGCTCGAACTGCTTCACGCCTTAATTTCTCAGATAAAGTCATTCCCACACCGTGGTATATGTCTTCTTTCCTCTACCGTTTTTATAACGGTTCTTCTCAACTGAAGGTTGTTCCGTACACAGCTGGTGTCGTTGCAGATGCTTTCTTGTCCTTTGACGAGGCCAAGGAAGCACAAACTGTTGCGTTACCTACAGCTGCTTATGGTCAACCACTTTTCCAACAGAACCAGCAAGTATCAAATGCTTTTGAAGTTCGTACACCTTATTATCGAGCAATTCGATGTGATGTTGTTAGTTCCAACCAACCTCCCCTTCTGGGGCAGGCTAGAACTAACATCAGATGTCGAAATCTCGCTAATTATGGTGGTACGTCTCAAGCTTCAGCTGTATTTGAGGCTGCTGGTGATGACTTCAACTTCTTTTTCTTGGTTGGACCACCTCCTATGTCTGACATTCGGAATGTCCAATCAACCTCTTCTTTCCCGACTGGAAACACAGCGACTGTTAATACTTCATTAGCAGACAATGCAAACCAGTCGACTGCTGCATTGAGTTTCTTCCCTGTTTCTTTTACGCCATCACTAGTTCAAGATGATGTTGTACACAATATCACTAGTTCTTCTATAGACACAATTACTGTGACATACGATGACGCAACAACTGAAGATATACTCATTACAGACTGTGCACTTGTACAGAGCACTTTACCACAAGGATTTTTCCGTGTACCTTTTAACACTACTAAGACTCCTGATCTTGCTGCTACTATAGCAGCAGTTCAGGCTCTTGGTAGTTTTACAGTGGTAACGGATGCTCCTTTAGAATAACTGTATATTTACCTGTTTCTCCCAAACCCGAAGCATGCTCCAGCATGTGGACAGGTTCTCGGTAGAAGGTGGTCACCATATTATAACAACAATATGGTCTCTATTTTGACTTGAATCAAAATGAACTCCTCCTACCGGGGGGAGATTAGTTTTTATTCGAGAATGATGAATAGAGTTCAGCCTTCTATATTAATTGGCA